CATCTCCTCTCAACAGCTCCAGCTCAGCAAGTGCCTGCTCCTTCAAGCTCGGCGGCTTGGGGCGGCGGGCGGCGCGGAGATAATCCGCGTAGTGTTTGTCGTAACCAGGCAGGCTGCTGTGGAGCCACTCACAGCACGCCTCCAGCTCCTGGTCAGCGCCCCAGCGGGCGGCTTGGGTGCAGATGAGCTGCTCGTAGTTCGCCGGATAAGCTCCGATGCAGTCTTGCGAGCGGGTGTTCTCCAGCCACTGCTCCACCAGCTCAGGCGGCGGAGTGATCGTGTGTTCTTGAGTCATGGTGCTTGATGCACTAGTGCTGGCTTGATTGGATTTGCATCTGCCTCTTGCAGTTCCTGTATTCGCGCCTTGGCGGATTCAATGCTTAGATAAGCAATCCCGACCTTATCCCACCACCACAGCTCACGCCTTTCTACGTCATAAACAGCTTTCGTTGGTTCTACATACCCTGCCCTGCGAATGATGCGATACTTAGCCACTGTCAAACCTCGTAGTGTGTAGATCTAAACCCGCGCCAAGGTGACGCTCTCGGGTTGGTTTTGGTACTTGCCTTCGCGGTTCTCGTAGGAGACGGCACAGGGCTCACCCTCGAAGAAAAGCGCTTGCACGATACCTTCGTTCGCGTAGATGCGGCAGTCGGCGCCGGAGGAGTTGCTGAAGTCCAGAGTGAGGTGACCTTTCCAGCCAGCTTCACCTGGGGTTGTGTTGGCGATCACGCCCATGCGGGCGTAGGTCGACTTGCCGATGAACAGGCAGGTGATGCTCGAGGGGATAGCGAGGTACTCCAGGGCGACGCCCAGGCCGTAGCTGTGGCCGGGGAGGATGAGGTAGCTGCCGCGTTCGTCCTCGTGCAGGGGGACAGCCTCGAGGTTGGCGGGATTGAAGTCCTTGGGATCCATCACCGTGCCGGGGACGTGGCGGAACACCAGGAATTCGCGGGGCGACAGGCGAAGGTCGTAGCCGTAGGAGCTGCAGCCATAGCTCAACACCTTGCGGTCCTCGACCTGGCGGATGAGGTCAGGCTCGAAGGGCTGGATCATGCCGCCAGCAGCGCGGACGCGGATCCAGATGTCGTTCTTCAGCATTAGATGTGGGTCCAAGTTTTGCGGGTAATGATGCGAGAAACGGTGGCCGGGGCGATGCCATAGCTCCGGGCCAGTTCTTTCTGCATGACGCCATCGGCGGCCAACTGGCGCAGTCGGTTGACGTCGTTCTCAGTGAGTACAGAAGCTGCGTTTCGGGAGCCCTTTGCCGTGACTCCGTTTCGGGGAGTTCCGGGGCTAGGTCCCGGCTTCTTAGGGCCTATGTAGGTCTCGAGAGTGCGAAGCAGGCTTCTGCAGGACGTGCAGCGAATCCATCTGTGAGTGCCGTCGTCACGGTGTTCCGTGTTGATGACGCGCGTGAGTGAGCCACAGCTGTTGCACCGCATCAGTGCTCCCAGGTGTCAGGGGCGTGGGGGGATTGCGTGGGGCGCCAGGGTGAAGTGGCCCAGCGGGCGCCAGCGCCGAGGACGATGCCCAGGGCGATGACCAACACGGCGTAGCGCTTCATGCGATTTGGGTGAGGTAGATGGTGACTGCGAGGATGCCTAGGAGCCAGGTCAGTCCGAAGACGATGACGGGGGGCATGGGGGATACATGCGGAGGAGCTGCGTCTTGCGCTCTTCGATGAGATGCGCGGAGGAAACGATTGAGCAGAGGCCGCTCTCGAGGCACACGCGATAACAGTCGTTGCCTGTGCCGTCGACGTAGTAGGTCACACTCACGGGCTCGGTCATTAGTCTTCGTCCGTGCAACGGAGACCGACGTAGAGACCCCAAAGTGCTGTGTACGTTCCGTGCAATGGATGTCCAGGCTCTTGGCGTCCGTCCGGGGCGTAGAGGGTGTCGATGAAGTCCTGGCGGGCTTGTTGCGCCAGGGGATTGCACCCTGGCATGAACGAGTAGGAAGGAGACTCAGGCATGAACAGGGTGCAGAAGGGTTTAGAAGTCGTCCTCGGTGGCGAGGAGCTCAGCCTTAAACGAGCGCGACGAGGCGCGGAGTGACTTCGTTTGGCGGCCGGCGCGGTCGACCGCTTCGGCGGTGTTGCCTACGGCGTCGAGCAAGGGACCGGCCACGGGGGCGAGCTCCTGGCAATAGGAGGCGAGTGAGGTCCAGAAGTTGGCTTGAGTCATGGCGAAATACGTGGATGAGTTCAGAACAGTGGAGCGCGGAGCGCCACGATGCGGAGGTTGGTCCAGCCGAGCTTGAGAAGGGCTCGGGCACGTAGGCCAGCGGTGTCTAAATCCGCAAAGCGAACGGCAGTGAAGGGATCAGAGACCTCTTCAACAGGGACACCGCCGATGCCGGTGCAGGCGGCAAGGAAGCCACTTTCGGTGCGTATCACATACCTAGTGGTGTAGTGACGGCACAACAAAGGATCCTGCGAGGACGAAGCGAGAATCGATGCCACGTTGTTTGAGATTTGCATTGGCTTTTAGGATTTCATTTGCTGTAGCAAAGGTGGTGTAAAGCGCTATTCCTGTGGTGATTTGCATAAGCTCATACGCAGCAAAACCTGCCATGGATGTGTCCATGTCGAAGGGCGGCAGAGAACGCAGTGCGGGTAGGCGCGACAGTGGCGGGCCCGCTTGGTCATTCTGCCGCGCTTCCCGTAGGGTGGGAGCACGCGGGGTGGTAACTCACAGCGACCTGCGTGGATGATCCGCCCTGGGGGTGAGAGCCCAGGGCGTTTCCTCACACGCGCCGTACTCGGTAGGAGATGATCTCCGCACCGGCAGCGTCCATCTCCTGAACGGTGAGCTCGCCCCGGTTGAAGCGGTCACGGTCGAGTCGGTCAAGGCCGGGCATGGTGACTTCAGACACGCACTCGGCGAAGGCACCCATCCAGTAGGGGACGATGCCGTAGACGTGTTTGTGAGCCACATCGCTTGGATTGGCGTAACCCAGAACAGGGGCTTTCACTCCCTTGTCATTAAGCCAAGCAACAAGGCTGGGGTTCTTGCTAACAATGATGCTGTCGGACATTAGAAACGAAGAGTTGTGAATGTGCGAGAAACGAAGGCGGAAGCCCCCGAAATCACACAAGTGCAAGACAAGCTTGCCGCGCCAGATCGATGCGCTTAGCGCTTGTGCCACCCAGAGGCTTTCCAGGCGGATGCGGGCGCGCTCGGTTTCGTCTTTGGCTCGGCCAACGTCGTGTGTTTCGGCCTGGGTGATGGCGTTGAACAAGCCGTAGACGGTGCCGGCCACGCCGGGGATGTCGCGGATCCCTAGGCCGGTTTCGCCGGCGTAGTGGCTGCGAATCGTGGCGACCTCGGGGATGTCACCGAGGGTGCGGGGACGGGTGGCGCCGGACTTGTCCTTGTAGGGGGTGGCGAGCTTGTCGGCGTAGGTGGTCTCGAGGACGCGACGGGCGATCTCGGTGGTGAGTTGCACGTTGGTGAGGTCGCGCAGCTCGTTGATCGATTGGCGGAAGCTCCGGCGCTCCAGGTCGATCAGCAGCGGGAGGCGCTCGGCGAACTGCGTCACGGATGCGGTGTGTTTGGCGCGGAGCCCGGCGCCCTTGGCGACGGCTTTGCCCACCGCTTTGCCGGTGAGATAGGCGAGCTGGTTGGCGCAGCGCAGGCGGACGTCGCTGAAGAACACACCGAAGCCGGAGCTCCCGTCATGGGAGTTGAACAGGTGGAGGTAGCGACGCACCTTGTCGCCCGGGACGACCTCGTCCTCGGTGTCGATCGAGGCGGTGGCGAACACTTTGCGGCCGTCGCGGATCGAGAGGACGTTCTCGATGGTGACGTCCTCGTGGAGGTAGTCCAGGAGGTTGATCAGGGCGTCGTTCTGCACCGGGGTGTAGCCGGCACCGTGGATGCCGAGCAGGGCGTCGGTGTCGCTGCGGACGATGGAGCAGTGCTCCGGTGACTGCAGCGGGCCGTCCGGTCCCATGAAGAAGGCGGGGCGCTTGTCGGCGGTCCAGTTGAGGCCGGCGATCTCGAAGGCGTCACGGGCGGTGACGTTCTCGGGGACCATGGTGCCGACGCGGCCGATGAGGGGGTTCACGGCGTAGCCCTTGTCGCGGTAGCGGCCGTAGACCAGCGGGCCGTTGCCGTCGGCGGCGTAGGCGGTGGTGACGCGGTTGGTGGTGAAAGTCACTTGGCTTTTGTGAGAGACGTGGATGAGTGCGCGTTGTGCCGAGGCGCGCCCCTCGGGGCAAGACTAGAGCGGTTGGGGCGGGAGCTCAACCCAGACGGGTTGGGTCGGAAGCCGGGAAAAGGATCTCGACGCCTCGCTCGAGCAGGTAGGCCATGAGGTTCGATTGGGAGCGGCCTTGCGCATCAGCGATGGTGCAGATGCGCTCGTGGACGTGGAAGGGGAGGGTGATCGTGACCCGCTGGCTGGTGCGCTTGTAGTTGGGGGTGCTCATTCGTTGTCCAGGGCTTCGTAGTGGTAGAAGGCAGCGGCCCAAGCGGGAAACTCGGGGTCTTCCGGGAGGGGGTAGCCCTCGTTTTCCCAGTCGGACTCGTGCATGCCGCAGGGGGCGTACCAACCGCCCTCGTCGCCGGTCCATCCGGCGCGCCAGCGGGCACCGGCGATGCGGTCCTCTTCAGCCATGGCGGCTTCGACGGCGCCGAGGTGTTGGTACCAGGAGTCGCCGACCTTGGCGGCCATGGCGAGGTTGAAAGCTGGGTCGTTCATTCGCCTAGGTGGATGAGGTGGGCTTCGAGGTAGGCGTGGGCTTGGTGGAGGTGTGCGGCGGCGCAGTCCCGCTCTGTACGGGCCTTAGCCCAAGCGCCCTCGGGTTGGACGTAGTAGTCGCGAGCGTTGAACTCGATCTTGTTGAAGGCGTCGATTGCTTCGTTGAGGCGATTCCAGGCTTCGAAGTAGCCCTCGGCGAGCATCTTGCGGCCGGTGCCGTTCAGGTGAACGGTGGGGAAAGTGAGATCAGTCGTCATAATTCAGTAGCTGATGTGAACAGTGGCGATGCCGTCAATCGGAACGCCCAGGCGGTAGGCGGCACCGGCGCTGAGATCCAGAGACGCACAGTCGCAGCGGTCGGTCACAGGCACTGTGAGCACACGGCCTCGGTGAGAGACACGCACTCGGGTGCCGCAGGGGAGCCAGGGGTGGGCGGCCGAGACGCCCCAGAACTGGAAGGTCTGGCCGCAATACGTCGTGCGGCCGTGATACCACTCGTGGTAGACGGTGGCTGTGACGTGGCGTGCTTGGGCTGGAGCGCAGAGCGCAAGCGCCGCAAATAGGGCGAGGCGCTTCATCACAGAGCCTCGTTGCTGTAGTAACGGGACCCAGGGCCGAAGTCAGCCAGGAGATGAGGGAAAGCGATCTCGAGGCGGCGCTTATTGGCCCCGTCGGCCTTGTACCAAGCATGCGCCAGGGCAGCGCAGAAGCCGCCGCCGTGGCGCTCCATGGCAGCGAAAGTGCGGAAGGTCTCGACGTAGGAAAGGGTGGAATTCATTTGGCTTCAGAAACAGAGACGTAGAAAGAGGGTTCGTTACTAGCGATGCCGCGGGATTGCTCCCACTTTTGGGTGATCTGTAGGCGCTCCATCTCGCGCTGCGTTTCGATGGAGTAGATCCAACGATTGCGCTGCTTGAGCACGCACTTCACATCGCCCAGGGCGACGTTGGTAAGCGCCTTGGTTTGCATGTGGCTCAGGAGCCAGTCGCGTTCTGCGTCATACGCAGCGGTGAGGCGCTGGATCTCGAGTTGCAGCTCACGCGCTCGGGAGAGGTGCTGGCCGACTTCGCCGGTGGGCACATAGGTGCGCGCTCGGCGCTTTACGAAAGAGATGGTCATAGTTCTTTGAAAAAGGTTGGCTGATGACTGATTCGTTAATCGGTTAACAGCAGCTGGCGGAAGGTGAACGGTTCGCCTCGTTTGGCGTACTCGCTGAGGAGCAGGTCGACCTCGGTGGGGTCTTCCAGCCAATGCTCGTGCTCATGGTCGTCTGACAGGAAATGCCAGACGGGATGAGGCTCAGGGCCGGGCTCGGGGTCCGGCGGGGACAGGGGTCGCGGATCGAGGCAGGTCATGGGCCGGGGTACGCCATGGGCGTAGGCGGAAGGGTGTTGCTGGGGCGCTGGTAGCCGTAGTCGACGGCCATGGCGGCAAGGGCTAGGCCGAGAAGGAAGCCGGCGACGTGCTCGGCTGCGAGCCATGGGGGCATGGGGCGGCGGTGAGGTGCGCGCTTGGAGCGTAGAGAGGACATGGCAAAAGGTCAACTGATTCAGGAATGGGTCAAACGCCGACAAACGAAGCGCCGACGCCGTGGGCTTCCACGAACACGTCTTGCTTGGCGCCGTCGCATAGGCGGCAGGTAAGGCACTGCGCTTGCGAGCCCTCGGCCGTCGCCGGGCACAGCTTGCCGCTGTAGGGCGTGTCGCCCTGGGGGACGACGGCGAATGTGCGCCAGCCGGCGTCAGAGGCGGCGAGGTAGTCGGCGAAGGAGTCGCAAGACGCCTGGAAAAAGCCACGCGCCCATTGGGCGAACTCGTGGCGCCATTGGTGGGTATAGCCGGTGTGGCCGTCTGCCACGGCGGTGAGATCGCGCACGACGGACTCGTGAAGAATCGCCGGATCGCCATAGGCACCCCAGCGGATGCGGCGGCCGCGGAGATAGCGGCTGTGCATGGTGGGGTCGTACTCGGGGTAGGAGCCGCGGGCGAAGGCGCGCCAGACGGCACCTACTGATTTGCCCACGTCGACGTAGCAGGTGCGGACCCAGCGCGTGCGCTTGCGCTTGGCGTCCCACACCAGGCGGCGGCGGTGAGGGCAGTCACCGCAGATCGTGCGGTCGTTGCCCGACGCAATGGCGTCGAGCGGGTGTACATCCGGGCGGAGAATGAACACTTGCACCATGTCGCCGGTCTTGGCGTTGGTGCTTTTCAACGTGGCAATCGCCACGTAGGGCTGCCCGTCGATGGGCGAGATGCCACGGTCGATCACGAAGCCGATTGGCTTACGCATTGCTTGTACTCACAGCGAGAGGATGAGGCGCGAGGCGCCCAGAGAGCCCACCCATAGAAGGGAAAGGCTCTGGGGGCGAGTCAGGCGGCGTGATCGAGCAGCAGGTAGTCAGCAGCGAGGCGCTGAGCGTCCTGCAGAGTCGGGGCGGACGACAGATCGCCGTGCTCGGTGATAACTCGCCAGTCACGTTCGTCAGCGCGTGGGGCGAGTATCAGGCCGATTAGTGTGCGGTTTAAGCGCACAACGTATCCGCCTAAGTAGCGACTAAAAGTAATGTTCATTGGTTTTGGCTGTAAGTAGAACTGATTCAGTACAGGGTCGAACCGCAGTGTGCCTGGCTTGTAGGTACCCATCAGACCTGCACTTGAATGACAGGTAGGTTGGCGGGGACGTAGCGCACGCCGTTCTCGGAAACAACGTGGGGTGAATTGCTCCACTCGCTGTATTCACAAGGCAATGCCTTGCGAGCGGTGGCACGAACGTAGAAGCCGGCAGGTACGTCTGCCGTGGCGGATTCCGCAGTGACGCGGAAGACGTTGCCGGGGCGAACGTGGCGGAAGCGAAAGACTTCTGTGTGGTGATAGGGAGTGGGGATCATTGTTCAGTCTCCAAACGATTGTGCATTGTGTTGACAACATCCAGGCAGTTAGAAATGCTGTGCTGGATGTATTCGTAGTCAGGATCATTGATGATGAACTGCTCTACGTCAAAGAGCAGCCGCCACATTTCTAGGCACTTTGTGTAGCGCTCATCAGCTGTTGCTGGGCGTTTCATTAGCGCATCAGATAGAGGATGTCATCGCCGCTTTCATGAATGTCGTGAGCCCAAACCCACAGCAAACGGCGGAGATTTTGCTGGTGATCGCATAGTTGGGCGCGATCCCACGCGCCATAGCCGGATAGGTGCTCGCGTATCAGCCACGCAGGCCCTTCAAATGACAGGCGCTCAACCCAGTGCTCAACAGCTTCATCAGCCGGGCCGGGCCTGGCGATGTCGGAAACACACTCGGTAGGGAGAGCGCGGATGGCCTGACGGCCTTCAAACCAGTCGTTGCAGTACATAGTGCACACAGTTTGTGAATAGGTCAAAGGCGGACACGGAGCCCGGCAGGGAGGTCACGGTTGCGCCGTGTCAGCTCCATGCCGTAGGTCGCGGCCTGATCGAGGTAGTAGCCCTCGCGAGAGGGATTCCAGCCGCGCATACCGGCGGCGGCCTGGTGGCAGTCCGCCACGATGTAGCGGAGGCTGTATTGATCGAGAGTCCGGGCATGGGACTCCCACCGAGCGAAGTGCTCGGCTGTTGCGTGCTCGGTGATCATTCGAGTTCCTAGCTGTAGTACTGGATTTCGGCATCGGAGCCGTAGCGGGCGAAGAGATCGGCTGCGTATTCCGCACTGATGGTGCGGGTGCCGAGCACGCGGCCGGATTGGCTGCGAGCTTCGCTAAACCACCAGCCGGGGCCGTGCATTTCACTGCGACGGAAGTGGACCCATGCCTTTTGGGCAGGCACAAAGACCTGCCATGCGTAAACAGAAGCAAAGCTTTTCACAGTCAGTTCCTGAATGGGTCAGATACGCTCAGCCTTAAGGTCCGCGAGCAGATCGCGGCACTCGTCCGTTGTCATACGACGGATAAGAGCATGGGCAAGATAATCACCCATTTGATATTCGTCGATAAGCTCAGCGAGCTTTTCACGGGTCGTTTGGCCCATAACTGTTTCGTACATGCTGAAACTCACAGCGAGAGGATGAAGGTGCAAAGCACCTCAGCCAAACAACCCCCGGACGCAGTGCGCCTGGGGGAATGTCTGGGGGAGATGTTCGGCAATACGCAATACAGGGTTAGATGTATTGCGCCTCCTGGGTATGAGTAACCCAGGAGAAAGGACACAGTTAGAACGTGATTAAAGAGTGCTTATCCATGGCTTGACCTCACCGTCGTAGTAGGGCACACGAAGTCCCTCCAGTTATCGAACGACAAAGTACAAACCAAAGCCTACTTAATTCGGCTGCATGGTCGCCACATAGTCACTAAGGCTATGCAGCAGTGGCTAGATTGCCACCTAGATCTCACGTCTTACGCGATACGTATAGCGATGCTGTCACACCCGGAAACCTTACCGGCAGCGATACTATACGCGGAAGCTATTGCGTTACAGAGAGACAGCATGCCTGCAGTATGGACGGAGCCCGTGCGATTCGAGAGGCTGCAGCTGTCGCAGCGTCGCCATACCAGGGCACACCAACTCTGTGTAACTAAATTGTCAAGGTTCCCGCGGTCCTGTTTCAACCACGTAACTACCAAAAAGGACTAGGGAGCATCCACGCACGCAGCATCTCTGCCTTGTGCCATCCGCACGGTTCACTGACACGAATTGCCTACGTTTCAGCATGTAGAACATGCCTACCATCGGCCGTGTCGGCTGGCCGGACTCTGCCCGCGCCACTAGTCCTATTCGGTTTCCTAGGTTCTGGCCTGACGGCCTGCCAGCCCTTCCGGCTGGCCCCTGAACACTAGCACCCTTGCCGCGGGATCGGTCAACCCCTATGGGTCGCCGGGTTTGAGATCGTCACTAGCGGGAGCCGTTACCACCCACGCCACAGCCATAAGGGCCCAGCTACTCAAACGCCACTACATGCGGAATGCACGGGAGGATCCTCGCCTGCGCGGATCGTGAAACCGCGCGAAGCTCCCCTCCACGGTTACCCGCGGCTAAGTGCCAAGTTGTCCAGGTGCGAGGCACAGCCCTGGCGCCGTCCGCGAGAGCGTCGCTCTCCGGGGCCCCTTCGGCTGTGCCAGAACACTAGCACCGGTTTCGTCAGTTCTGACGGATCCCGCCACCAGGGTTGCCGTGTCTCTTGAGTCTTGGGGTGAGACGCTGTGCGCGCGCATAAGAGAGATAGTATCGGCCAAGTCTCATGCGACTCAGAGTGCGAACAGTGTGCGCACCTCATATTGCACTTACAACACGCCCAGCTAAATGTATATATGTGTTTTTGATCTGGGTATATACTTAGAGCAACCAGGACAGGATGGATGGCCTACCAGCTCTGCTTGCCACTCACGGAGATCGGATACAAGCACACCCGCAAGGGCCCTCCCCGCCCGATTCCCCCTGTGGTCGCGGAGCTTTTCGCCCTCGACGACCAGTCGCCTTCTGGTTTGGTGTGGCGTGTCAAGTCGGGTGTGGCATACCCGGGTAAACCTGCTGGAACACGGCAGGCGAAGTACTGGACAGTAAGTGTTAAAGGGCACGGGCTCTACTACGTACATCGAATCGTCTATTACCTGCAGACGGGGCAAGATCCTTCCAGCATGATTGTCCGTCACACGGACGACGGGCTCGTGCTTGGATGGCAGGACGACAACGGTCGCGACGAAAAGAACAGATACGATGAGATCAATAGTGCCAATGTGAACGGTAAAAAGAGTAAGTATCTCGTGATGCATGAGGATGGGATATATAACCTAAGAAGCTTGTGCAGTAAGCTGGGAGTTGGATACTCTACTATTTATCAACGTATATACAGATGTAATATGACTGCGGAAGACGCATTTGCTCGCGAAAGTATAACTGGAATTATTTCTCTGTTCTAGCCTTGTTCAGAAGCCCGTTGATGATATCCGCGCTCGTAACACCGCGCTCGGTGCATTGAGTTTCGAGCCAGGCTTTGTTGTCGGGGCTCAGCGTAATGTTCACCGCACGGGCTTCTTTCGCACGCTTACGCTCCTGGGCGCGTTTCGCCGTCAGCGTGCGGCGGGAGGAGGCGGATTCCCAGCGTTCGTAGGTCGCTTCGTCGAGCTCGCCGGTCTCGATCGCCTTCTTGAAGCGGAGCTGCACGCTTTGGCGGGAGATGCCGTGGACTCTGCCGACGTCAGCCCAGCGCACGAATCCGTCGCGTTGGTAAAGGGTTTCGCAGGTTCCGAAGAGCTGCTGCAGCGGAACTTTCGGTGCTGGGCCTGGCATTGGGTCTGAGGGGCTAACTCACCAACCTTGGCACAAATGCAGGCGAAACGTCAATCCTGCTCTTCTTCGTCAGCGCTTGGGCCTTGGTAGATCCACTCCAGCTGTTGACGGAGATCGGCCTCGTGGCGCTCGTCATCGACGTCGTCTTCTTCCTCTGCTTCGTCCACGGGGATCTCGACCATGATCCGGCTGATCCGGGGGCTCTTCACCAGGAGCTCGAGCAGCCACTGCTCATACCAGCGGAGGCCCGTGTTGAAGTCGTCAGTCGTCATGGCCTTGGCGGGCGAGCTGCGTGCGGAGTTTGCGTAGGGCGGTCTGCTGAACTTGGCCGGCTCGGGAGCGGGTGAAGCCAAGCTCCTCGGAGATCTCGCGCAGGGTGCGGCCTTCGAAGTACCGGCCTCGGACGATGGCTTCTTCTGTGGAGTTCAGCTGGGCCAATGCGGCGGTGACATCTTCGCGGGCGGCGGTGGCGAGGATGAACTCGTCGGGCTCGGCGCCGTTGGTGCCCTCCGGGTTGGCAAGGATGTCGATCAGGGGGCTGGTGCTGTCGGCGCAGACGGCGTCGAGGGAGCAGCAGACCGTCGTGGTGTGGGTTTGTAGGAGTTGAGCGATGCGCTCGGGGGTGACGTCGACGGCCTCGGCGACTTCTTGGTGCGTAGGAGGGCGGCCGGCGTGTGAGGTGAATTCGTAGCTGAAACGCTGCACCCGGGTGATCAGCTCGTGAGTATTGATGGGGAGGCGGATCGTTCGGGCGTGGGTGTGGATGGCGCGGGTGATGGCTTGGCGGATCCACCAGTAGGCATACGTGCTTACGGCGTAGCCACGGGTGGGGTCGAAGAGCTCGAGGCCACGGATCAGGCCGAGGTTGCCTTCCTGGATGAGGTCGGCCATATCGAGGCCGCGGTTCTGATAGCGCTTGGCAATGGAGATGACGAGGCGGAGGTTCGTGACCGTCATCACCTCCATGGAGCGTTTGCCGGCGCGGCGGATGCTGAGGGGTGCGGCGTCGCGGCCGTCCTCGTGGTGGAGCCAGGCGTGGATGCGGCGGCAGTGGCGTAGTTGCGCCTCCTTGGAGAGGACGGGGTGCCGACCAACCTGGGTCAAATAATCGTGTATTTCGGATTGGGACATTGGGGCATTGTCAACCTAATTAGGGCGGGAGAAGGTAAATGAAATGGAGGCTTAATGCGTATGGCGCGGGGGTGGGATGTCCTGCTGAGCGGGGAGCGAAGCGCCCGGGGGCGTATGGATCTGGGCGATGGGCGCCAGGTGAAGGCCGCCATACGTATCCACCAAGGGCACGGAGTCGGCTTCTCCTGTGAGGTTCTCTGCGAGGACCCACTGGGCGCGAATGATGTCCTCGAAGACGCGCTCGAGCAGAGGCGCCGTGCCGGCGAACTCGAAGGCGCCGTCAGGGCCGTCGCATAGCTCCCAGCGGTAGTAGCCGTCCTCGGTGGAGCGGATGGTGATGTTCATTTGATCCGTGGGGCTTCGGAGATGGGCAGCGGCACCAGGCCGTCGGTGGGGATGTAGACGACGGTCTTTTCGCCGGCGGTGTTGCCCTGCTCCTGCAGGCCCTGGATGTAAAGCCAGCGCAGGTATGCCTCGCTGGAGCCGAGTTCTTGCTTTAGCGCGGCAATCGCTTTGGCGCTGCCCTCGGCTTTGGTGATCTCGGCCTGAGCTTCGAGTTGGGCCGACTCTTGGCGGGCTTTGGCTTCGAGTACTCGGACCTGACGGGTGGACTCGGCTTCCATCAGGGCGGCCCGGCCTCGGAGGGTGCGGTTGTAAACGCCGAGTTGCGGGAGCCCCCACAGAACAAAGGCGATTGCAGCAAGTGAACCAATCGTGATGAAGACCGTGAATGGCGTGCGGTTCATGGGTTCAAGGTGCAAGACGAGCTTTATGAAGGCGCGAAGCGCCGTACCACCCGGCGATCTCGGGGGCCCATGCTTCAAGGTGGGGCCACATCAGATCGCATAGCGCTTGGATCTCGAGTTGAGCGTCGCGCTTGGCGCGGAGATCCATGAAATGCAGCAGGCTGCGCAGGTTGAAAGACACCACGAAGTCCTGGCGAATTGCGTAGGGAATGATGTCCCTGGCGTGCTCTTCGCTGAAGCCGTCCTCGAGGGCGAGCTTGTAGCGGCCGGCGGAGTCGATGCAGATGATCCGGTGGACCATGCGTTGGTCTTCGGTGTACTCGTACTTCTTGCCTTGGCGGTCTCGGTAGGTGCCGACCGGGCGGAGGTAGAAGACTTCTTCGACGTCGCGCTCACCAGTGCAGACATCAAGGATGCGCTTGCCGGTGTAGCGGCCGGATTGCACATCGAATGAAACGCCCACCCGGTGGGTGCGGGCTTGTTGCATCACCGAGTGAGGGAAGCCGCCGACGTTGAAGGTGATGGATGGGTGCTCGAGGGGTCCGTAATGACCGCGCTCGCCAGCGAGGAGGTGTTTGACGATGAGGGCACCGGCCTCGGATTCGCCGGGCGGTTCTTCATCAAAGACGAAGTTCTCGCTGTAATCCTGGTGCATTGCCCACCAGCAAAGCGTTTGGGGATGTTCGGTTCTATTTAGAACCTCAACGCGGAAGTAAGGATCCATCAGCCCTTGCGGAAAGTGATTGGCTTTGACGAGCAGTGCAGCTGCGGGATGCGCCACGTCTTGCCGTCGCGGTCGTAGAGATGCAGATGGGGGAAGCCCAGCCACAGTTCGCCTCCGATCACCGTGAAGGTGTCATCGGTCGGGTGGCCCTTCACGTAGACCAAAGAACCGATGCGGAAGCGCCAGGGGTACACCTGATGGGTATCGGCTGGCTTTGGCGCAAGCGTCATCGGTACTGACGGAATGATCGGCATGGCTCAAGACGCGAGTGAAAGAGGAGTGACGATTTCGCGTACCCGGCTGTGAAGCGTGAGTAGCGAGCCGTCGTTGACCAGGCGGCGGTCGAAGAGCGGGTATTCGTCGAGGCCGCCCTCGGAGGCGTGATCGGTTTGGCGTTCGTTGCCCGGGCGTTCGATGCGCCAGAGCTCACCGCCGAGGCGGCGGATCAGGGCGGCTTCGTTGGGGAATCTGCAGTCGTCCACGACGACAGGGATGCCGGCTTCGAGCTTTTGCTGCGTTGCGCGTTCCCAGCACATCAGCCAGACCTGAGGGTGCACGCACCCCCGACCCCACTCGGTGCCGAGGAGCTGCATCAGCTGCCGGGGTGTGGTGCGGATTCCTTCGATGACGTCGTTCTTGCCGGCCTCGAGGAAGTGGTCGATCTCGCTTGGGCCGTAACCCAGCTGGATCAGGAAGGTGCGGACCATCAACTTGATGGGGCGCGCGAAGGGCACGGTGTAGAAGCCGTGCTCGGTGAGGTAGGCGGCAACGGTGGATTTACCGCTGCGGGGAGCGGGGCTGTAGAGGCCGATCAGGCGAGGTGAAGTCATGAGCGTGCGTGCTTTTCGACGATGGAGGGATCAAGGATTCCGAGTAGGGCGAGGTGCATGGCCGCCCCGGCGCGGCGGTAGATCTCGGGAGGGCGGCCTCCGTTCTTGGGGTCGCCGAGAATTGACCAGAGCAGTGCGGTGAACTGACCGGTGATCAGGTCGGCGTTGCTGGGTTGGGCGAAGAGCGCGACCAGCGAGTGCAAGCAGTGCGACGCGAGGATCTCGGGGGCGAATCCGAGGTTTGCGAGCTCATTAGCGAGGGAACGCAGCTGGGTGCTGCCCGGGCCGAGATCTGCGTAGGTCAGGCCGCGCTCGGCAGCGAGTTGCCCGACCAAAGAGCCGGCGAGCACGGTGGCGAGGTATTCCTCGAGCTTGTTGGGGTCATCTGCCACGGTCACCTCGCGTAAACGAAGCGTTGAAGCCGTGCCAAGAAGTGCTGGTAGTACTGCGTTAAGCCGCTCTCGTCGATGATTTCGATCTGAGGTGCTTCGTCAGGCAGAGCGACAACGAGCATCGCTTGTGTGATGTGCAGGCCCATATGGCCGTACACGTAGTTGGCGGCGTTGACGTAAGCCGCGCACTGCAGGGAGTACTCGTAGATCTTGTCGGGCTTACGAGGGGTGTCGGCTGTCTTCCAATCGAGAAGTGTCGGCTGGAGATCGTCCGAATCGAGATAGGCGATGCAATCCAGGGCGCCGGCGTACCCGTCGGGGTGCCAGACACCGCCCTCGAGCAGGAGGGTGTGATTGATGCGGTCGAGGAAGCGGCGGCTGCTCTTCCAGTACGGGGTGAGCAGGGCGTCAAAGCGGGGCTCGGTGCCGTCCGTCAGGAAGCGCTCGATGTTGGTGTGGTGCGCGGTGCCGCGAAAGCAGGCGATCTTGAGGATCTGATCGGCGCGCTCGACACCGATGGATTCGCGCCACTCTTCGAGGCCGGAGTTGTCGCGGGAGCCGGAGAGCACCGTGGTGACAGAGGGCATGCGCCCGCTGGGGGTGTCGTAGGTGCGGGTCTCGCCGTCGTGCCGCACCAATTCGTAGCGGGGCAAGGCGCGGAGACGTTCGGTGAGGACTGACATGGCGAAGTGCAAAAGAAAAGGGCGGGTTGGAAGCCGCCCTGTTTATGAACCAGTCAGCTCAGGCCGTGGGAGCGGCCCAGGGGTCCTTGCCCTCGTACAGGGCGTCGAGGTTGACCTCGGGCATCGTTTCGTACTGCTTGGCGATCTCGGCTTTGACCGGTTTCGGCGGAGCGGCGAGCAGGGTGTAGGTGATCTTTTCGCCTTTCTGCTCGCGGGCGATCTTGATGTCGTACTGCGACCAGTCGCCGTAGTCCTCGTCAGCCAGGTACTTGGCGAGCTGCTTGAGCACGGAGATCTGAGTGAGCTCGAGGATCTTGAACTCAGAGTCGTCGTAGTCCCAGACGACGCCAGCCATGAACTTCTTGGCAGCGATGCTGCCGTTCATGTCGGGCTTGATGTTGTCGGGGAGCTCTTCGGGCTTCAGTTCCCAGCGGACGGGCTTGTTTTCGGTGGTCCAGGCGGTGTAGCCCGAGATGCCGTGGCCCATGTAGCGCAAGCGCTTTTCACCGTCGATCTTGCTGAGATTGACGTAGCGACCAGAGCCACCGGACTCGGTCAGGACTTCTTCGAAGAAGGTTGCGTCGAGGACTGCCATTGGAAAGAGGGTGTTGTTAAGTAAGGGGCGACGTGCCCTTGGCCTGGACGAGGTGCGAGCGCACCAACACCTCGCATGCCTGCGAAGGTGAAGCGTCCGCGGCCCGGGCGAGGTTGACCAAGTGCTCGTAGGCGGTGTCTGTGAGGTACAGGTGCCGCTTGCGCTTCAGCTCGCCGTAGAGGCGGTGCTTGGTGCCCAAGGCATTTGGTCAACTGAAATCAGCCTAGTTCGGGTGAAGGGTGCCGTCAACCGATCTCGGAAAGGTTGGCCGAGTCTCCTGAGTCCAGGAATGGATAGTCGTGTGCTGCGCCTCGTGTGCAGAAGGTGCGGCGACCTGACCGTTCTCGGGTGTAGGGGATCAGAGGAGGCGCGACTGCGGCGGGCGTCCGGCGCCACGCAGCGTGCAGCTCGGTGAAGGGAGCTAAGGCGTGTAGCGAGGTGCAGGCGACCTCGAACTCTGGGAAGTCGGCCTCGGTGCCACAGAGGAGGGTCGCGCTGTCGCCCAAGGCGCGAACTTCGATCAGATAGGCGTAATCCCAATCAATGGTGCTGACGGGGATAGGGCGACAGGCGTTCACAGCCGCGTTTGGTTACAACGCAGCAAATGTAGCCGGTATGTAGTGCCTACAGGCTTGGTTAACGCTACAGATGGTGTGAGAAATCTATAGCAAAGCTTAAGGGCGTTTTTCCTGTAGCAGATGCAGCAGCTCGTCTTCTGTGCGTGGGCCGCCCAAATCGCTTGTCAGAGCAAGGACGGCGGGAAGCTCGGCGATCAGCTCGTCGGGGCTCCAGACATAGGTGTTTTGAATTACACCGCGCGTATTGGTTAGGCGTTCGGGCTCTTTGACCGGGTAGGACCCACGCAGGATGCGGTCAAGATCGGTGATCAGATCGAGGTCCTGGTCGCGGATCAGCTTGCGGATCAGGGCGCCCCAGTTGGAAGAGATGTCTTCAGCCTGGGCATCGGTGAAGAAGGCTTGGCGCAGGTCGATGTCCTGAGGGACGCGCAGGCCGCAGAAGACCTCGTAGAACCAGCCGGCTGAGGGGGGTTGGCCGTCCTCGGTGATGGCGAATGCTTGTGAGTAGAGACGGCTGCTGTCCGTACCAGGAATAAGGCGCTTTTCCGTGCTATATCGGTAGACGTAGTAGTTCAGGCGTTCTATCGCGACGAAGGTGCGGGGTCCTGGGTTTTCGGTCTTGAGGTGGCGCAACCCACTGATTTGGGAGCTGTGCAGCCAGCGCACACCACCCATGGCGCAGGAGGCGAGCTCGGTCATCACGGGGTGGGACCAGCAGTTGGTGTCCATCCAGCGGGAGAAGAGCAGCTTGAACGTGCGCCGTCCCTTTTCGTAAATGGCGGGGTAGTCCGGCACGTCCGTTTTGAAGGTGCTATCGGGCGTGTACTCCAAAAGTGAACCGTGCAAGGCGTGTCCTGACTCTAAATACCATATCTGCCTTAACTACTAGGCTTCATACATTCTTCTTGCTTATCGGACGGTTGTCCAGAACTGGTTAGACGGTTAGGTTGACCAGTACCTGAGAGCCGCTAGCGCAGTAAAAAGCCCCTCCCTGGCGGGGGAAGGGGCTCTCGGGTGTCTCAATTACGTCTAGAGGCTACATGACTGATGGCACCAATGCAAGCGGTTTTCCCTGGAAAGGGGAGAGCGCGATCAATTTGCTGCGTAACAACGTCTTCCCTTCTGCTTGGCACTTCGTGCCGGTTGCTGGCAAGAAGACCTTCGTGAAGCAATGGGCTACACAGCCTCTGACGAAGGACCTCTGCATCGAGGCTTACAACGCCAACAAGGCATACAACGGCGTCGGTGTCGTTACGGGCTCCTTCTCCGATGGCTTGATCGCCCTCGATATCGACGGGCCTCTGGCTGATGCTCGCTACAAGGCGCTGGCCGGCGAGGAGTACGAGCCCTACGGCGAAGAGCAGACCATGGCCTGGACCTCGGGGAAGGAGGGTCGCAGGCAGATCCTCTATCGGCTGCCGTCTCACATCACCGATGAGCTCTCGAGCCTCAAGACGCTGATCCTCAAGCTGGATGGCGAGTGGTACTCGGGCTCGGGGGACAAGGACCGCGTTGTCGGGGATGAGGCACTGCCCGAAGGCGAGGAGTACCAGGAGGTGGTCCTTCGGTTCAATAACTGCCAGAGCGTGCTGCCGGGCTCGGCGCACCCTGAAGGGCGGCGCTACAAGTTCCTCTCGTACAACGGGGGCATGCCGGCGAAGGCACCGGGATGGGTGTTCGATGCTGTGCGGCCCTACCGCAAGCCGGTGGCCTTCCTCTCAGAGGAGATGGCTGAATCGGTCAAGGATCTCGGCGACACGATCATCCCGCCGCGGCAGATCCGGGGCTGGTTCTTCAAGGATGAGATACAGGCGAAGCTCATGCCTCGGCTCACCGACCTCGTGTTCAACCACCCGGTGTTCGACGAGTACGGGTGGAAGGAGACCGGTGGCAGCAAGCCCCAGATGAAGTGTGGGTGCCCTTGGCACGGGGGGTCGTCTGGAACCACCTTCTCCTTTGCCATGGAGTCCGGCTGTTGGGACTGCAAGGCGTGCGACGTGCATGGGGACCTGCTGGATTTCGTTCACAAGATCCGCACCAACAACAAGCACGCGGGCAAGCCGTGCGGGGTCGACCTCGAGAACTACGTCGCGGAGATCACCACCGCCCTCGGATACAACTACCCTGAGGACGCCAGGGCACAGGTCGTCAAGGAGGTGCCTCGTCTCCTGCTTGATGAGGTCCAGTTCCACGAGGCGCTGATCAAGATCAACGACGAGGAGACCAACCCGGCGATTCGCATTGGCCGGATGGCGGGTCTCGCGGCTGAGACGGGGCGCCGCCTCACCGGGGTCCAGTGCCTCGCGGCGAGGGAGGAGTACCGCTACTACAAGCGCTCGAAGGAGAAGAACGACAAGGCCGAGTGGTGGGAGAACGTCGAGAAGATGGACTTCCTGGTGCCGAACCTCTTGATGAGGCCGACGCAGGTGATGCTCCATGCCGCTGGCGGCCTCGGGAAGACCTCGGCGTGCATGGGCCTCGCCAAGGCCGTGGGGCGCGGCGAGAGCATGCGGATCCGAGGGATCGATCTACCGGTGAAGCAGGGCACCGTCCTCTGGATTCAGAACGATCAGAACCCAGCGAAGCTGCTGCGTGACTGCGAGGACAACGGCATCAACCCGGCCGTGGACCGGTGGTTCATCGTCAAGCGGGGGTGGCAGCTCAACCACGAGCAGGAGATGGTCTCCTGGATCAAGGCGTACAAGCCCGCCCTCGTGGTCGTGGACTCGATTGGGTCCTGCTCCACTCAGATGCAGATCGAGGAGAAGGACAAGGCGTTCGCACACCCCCTGTACTTCTACGCCGACAAGAACGGGGATCCCACGGATGGGGGCTTCCCGGCGACGACGTTCATCTGGATCCACCACGACAACGCTCACGGCGACGCCAGGGGCACCCGCTACCTGATCAATGCCATCGACGAGCAGTGGCACCTCAGGCCGACCACCGAGGACGAGCGGGAGGCGATCCGCGAGAAGGGGAGCAACCCGTCGAACTGCCGGATGATCGCGATCAAGAAGTCGCGCCTTGGGCGGCAGGGCGACCTGCTGGTGGTGGAGCGCGATGAGAGCTTTGCGTACTCGGTCTCGGACTACACCCCGACTGAGCGGCGTGAGGACGACGGGAAGGGTGCTCCGGAGCCTCACACGATGGCGCTGCGCATCGTCAAGGACCGCGTCAAGGAGGCGTGCGAGGAGGGCTCGACCCTCAAGGACCGGATGACCGCCAAGGAGGTCTGGGAGCGCCTTGTGGAGGAGATGAACGGGCAGCTCCGTCTACCGCCCTCGAGCAAGACGGTGAAGCGCTGGCTTGATCGGTGGGTGGAAGACGGGGTGCTCTCTCAGGGCAAGCCCCTGCCTGTTGAAGGACAGCGCAAACCGGCCCCTTCCTATACGCTTCCTCCCTCCTGTACGCGCGCGTTGCGTATGGAGAAGAGGCTCGTGTCCGTCCTTCCCCGAGAACGGTTGCAGGAGAACGGATCTTTGAAAGAACACGCTGAGGGCCGGGAGGAAGTTGTCTCTTCATCCGAGGACGTGACCAACTCGTCCTTGGTTGGCGAGCAAACTGCTCAGAGAATGAACGGACACGCGCCGGATGAGGTCAAGATGTCTGTTCAGGAGATCCCTGTCCCAGAGGGCGATCTCGGGGTTGAGCGCCCAAAAGGCACTTCTAAGCACACTAAAGAGGAACCCGAGGTCGAACCCCCCGCTCGAAGGGAGCTGCGGTACTACCAGGGACCGGAGGACGACTTTTCGGCACTGTTCGAGGAATGACGCAGGTCGCGTGTCATGTCCTCGAGGCCCTGAAGCATCAGGTGGCAGATCAGGGCTTTGGCGCTGAAGTGACCTCGGATCAGGGAGCTCGCCAGTTTTTTGAGCTCCCCGAGGTCGGTGCATTCCTCAACTTGGCGTAACGCTGCTTCCTCCGCAAATTTCAGCGAGAGGTTGTCCATCCGCTCAATCGCAGTTATTTCACGATGCCGACGCTGACTACTGAGAGTGTGAAGAAAGTCCTCGATGCTGTGGACTTCTCCGTTGTCCAAGGCCCGCAAGATGCCGGGCTCGTGGCGATTTGGATTCGGCAGAACGCAGTTGCCGCAACGGCTCTTGGCGTTGACACAGAAACAACGGGCCTTGATCCACATGCCAATCGAGTGCGGTTGATTCAGATCGCATCTAAAGAATCCGTTCTGATTGTTGATCTCGATGGGTTCCGTCGTGGCGAGAGTCGCTACGTGGATTGGTATGCAGCAGGACTTCGTGAATTGGCGGAGCTGCTTGAGGGACCGAAGCTCAAGGTGCTGCAAAATGCTGCATTTGACCTGAACTTCCTGATGGGAGAAGGCATCGTCCTCGGTGGGCCGATCTTTGACACGATGGTTGCAGCGAAAATAATCAATAATGGTAGTGGTGTTAAAAACGACTTAGGTGCGATCGTTAGGCGCAATCTCAATTACGAGCTTCCCAAAGAGCTGCAGAAAGCGAACTGGGCGGGTGAGATTACTGCTGAGATGTTCGAGTACGGCGCTCGTGACGCGCTCTGTTTGCCGTGGTTGGCAGATCTGCTGGCAACGGCCCTAAAGAAGAGCCGTGTTCCGAGTGGAAAGCTGTTGTGGGAGGTGTTCGCACTCGAGATGAAGGTGCTCCGGCCCATTGCCCTGATGCAGTGGCATGGGTTCGGGTTCGACAAGGAGGCTGCGATCAAGCTCCGGGACACCCTGCATGAGAACTCCGAAGCGCTCAAGATCGTTTTGCTGGAGCACCTCGACGCGGAGATCAGGCGACTCAATCCGAACGAGCCGCAGATTTGGCTGCCGCGTTACGAAGGCACGAACGAGTTCAACACCCAGGAGAAGGACACAGGCTCGGTGCGGCTTGGGACCAAGAAAAAGAAAGGCTTCAACCCGAGGTCGACTGATCAGATGGTCGTTCGCATGACGCAGGCTGGCATCAAGCTCAGGCCCAATGAGAAGGGAAAGCTGAGCCTTGATCAGAACCTGTTAGCATTTCTAAGGAAGACTAATCCGTTGATTGATGAGTATCTGATCTGGAAGGAGTCAGTGACTCAGGTCACGCAGATCGAGAAGCTCATCGAGTCCGTGGGTGCGGACGGCAGGATTCACTGCAATTACAGACAAATGGGTACGGATACAGGGCGTTTGAGCGCTGCCTCTCCCAATTTGCAGCAGGTGAATCGCTCGGCAGACTTCCGCAGTAAGTTTGTTGCCGACCTCGGGAAAGTCCTTGTGGTGGCTGACTTCTCGCAGATCGAGCTGCGTGTAGCGGCCGAGCTAAGCGGTGAGAAGATTATGATTCAAGCGTATGCAGATGGGAGGGACTTGCACACAGAGACGGCGGCCAGGCTGAAGGGAGTGGATCAAGACAAAGTGACTAAAAATGATAGAACTTCTGCAAAAATCGCTAACTTCGGATTGCTCTATGGAGCGGGTCCGGCCACCCTCAGGAAGCAAGCAGTCGCTCAGTACGGTGTGGATATGACACCAACGGAAGCGAAGGAAATTGTTGACGGTTTCCGCGAGGCATACCCACGTCTTTATGACTGGCAGCAGGAAGAAGGTACGTCCGAAATCGAGTGCGTTTACACCGCTATTGGACGTAGGCGCCAGCTTCACGGGTTCAACGATAAGTACACAACGCGGATCAATACACAGGTGCAAGGAACAGCAGGAGACATTGCCAAGATTGCTATCGGTAAAATCTGGGAGAAACTACGTGGTGTCCCTGCTGATACGGCAAAGCTCATCTCAATGGTGCACGATGAAATCGTCTTAGAAGTACAGGAAGAAGAGGCTGAGCATTGGGCTACTGCCTTGAAGGAAGCGATGGAGTCTGCAGGAGCTGAGGTTTGTCAGCAAGTGCCGATCGTCGCTGAGGTGTCATGGGGAAAAACTTGGGCTGATGCCAAATAGCCGCTTTCCTTTTGCTGACACCCTCCCTAACCTGGTTAGTCCATTTCTCTATCCCAATGCTGACTGGAGCGGACCTGATCGCCTTCGTCAAAGAAAACGACGGTATGAACCAGATGGAGCTTGCTCGTGGTGCGGGTTATCTCCGCGTTACTAAGACAGGCCGTGAGCAGGTACTTGTCAAGCAGTTCTACAACTCGCTGCTTGCTGCTAAAGGCATGCCTATTCCCCTGGGGCGTACTCCGGGCAAGAGTGCGCAGTTTGCGACCTCGGTGCACAAGTCTGGTGTGATCCTGCTGGGCAAGACCTACTCGGAGAAGTTCGGCCTTAACCCGGGAGACGAGCTCGAGATTCTTCTCGAGGAGGACTGCATCAAGCTGGTGCCCCTGCCTGTGCAGCCTGCAGCAGCACCTGTGATCAAGAAGGTCGTCCTGACTGCGGCTTGATTTGAGCGCGTCAGAGGCCCGGGCTCGGTATTTGCGGAAGCTCGTCCACATTGCAGAGAAGCTGCCGAACGGGTTGCTTCAACGCCTGGTGGATGACGCTCAGTTCTTTGAGGACTGGAACCTCCGCAAGCGCCGGGCTCGGGCTTCCGCGCGTTTGGCGCAATACAAAGGGTGGGAGGTCAAGGCCGAGGAGCGCTACTGGAAGGGCGTTCGGCGCTGACCTGGAAGGGACGCTCCGCAGACGCCCCCTAGATTGGTTGGGCCTGCGGCGCAACCACACCCAGGCCCCGGATCACCCAAGTCGCAAAGCGATCATGAACATTCAAGCGCTTCAGAGCCGTTCGTGGAATGGCACCCCCATCACGCGGCGCTCGACGGATGGGTACGTGAACGCCACTTCCATGTGCAAGGCCAATGGCAAGCGGTGGTCGGACTTCCGCGAGTCTGTGGCGGCCGCTTCCTACATGGAGGCTCTGTCCCGAAAAACGGGAATCCCGGTTTACGACCTTGTAGTCTCAAAGCAAGGCGAGGGTACGTGGATCCACCCGGACCTTGCAACGGAGCTGGCCCGCTGGATTAGCGCCGACTTTTCGGTGTTTGTCAATCAGTGGTTTCGCGAAGAGTTGGAGACCCGAGTTCGGGATCCTCAACCCACGCTCGTAGCTCTTCCTGTGGAAGTCATGCTCACCACGCTGGAGCGGGCTGCGATCCTCATGGAGCAGTTCGGCGGGCTTGACGATCGGGATCAGCTGCTGTTCCGGGATCTGACACGCAACACCGTCCTGCGCGCTGCAGGCTCGACTATCGCGTTGCCCCCAGCTCCCGAGGATGAGGAGTTGACGCTCTCGGATGCCTGGCTGGAAGTGACGGGTTCGCCTCTGCCCCGCCGAGATGGTCCGGGGGTCGGTCGTCTGGTTGCAGCGCTCTACCGGGAGGAGTTCGACAAGGAGCCGCCGACTCGGACGCAGTATGTCGATGGTGCCCCTCGTCAGGTCAAGAGCTACAAGCGGGGTTGGCTGGTAGAAGCGGTCAAAGCCGTGTGGAGCCGCGTCAGCGCCTGACCAGTCCGCTCTCGGGTGGAGCTCCAACCAAGACGTGAATACGCTAGTCTTCGCGTAGATGCGCGTGAGTTGTGGCTGCCGACATCGGGGTTGTCATTCTTCAGGAGCTCCGCTCCATCAGCCAGCGTCTCGAGCAGTTGGAGCAAGCTCTGCCAGCTGTCGATCGCACCTGGCTGACGCCCACGGAAATGAGCAAGCTCTGCGGGGTCACCCCTCGGACACTGCAGAGCTATGTCTCAAGCGGTCGCTTGGGGCAAGCCAGCTTCAAGCGCGAAGCTCGGGGTAAGACATTCAACTACCGGTACCACCGCGAGTTGGCCTTGCGTGATCTCGGGCTCCGCTGAGCTCAGTCGGCCTCGGTTGCCATGGCTGTTCGAAGGTCGGCGGCTTGGATATGGCGGTGGTAGGTCTGCTCGTGGACCGTGGCGCTGTGGCCCATCGCTCGGGCGCAGAGCGTCAGGCGTTTTCCGCCCTCGATGCTGCGGATTGCCCAGCGGTGGCGCAGGTCGTACAGGTCGAACTCGGGGATGTGAGTTTCGATGATCGGGTGGATCTCCTGCGAACGACGACTGTGGCGCCAGGAGTCGACGAACTTCTTCCCGAGGGCGGAGTTGTACTCGTCAGGTTGAGTCCAGCGAGTCCCGCCAGGGATTGAGATGTTTTGAAGGTCAAAGCGTGCGATCCATGCGCGCGGTAGCGCGAAGCAGGTGCGCTTGGCGGGGGCACGGTTGCGGCGTTTGATCGTGAGGCACTCGGCTGTGCCGTCCTCGTGGAGCACGAGCGAGGGGACTTCGGCAGGGCGGCATCCGAAGGTCGCCAGAGCGGCGTAGCACCAGCCCCACTTCGTCGGGCGGAGAGCGTCGAGGAGGGCGAGGATCGCTTCGTCCTCGGGGATGGTGCGGTCGGCGGGTTCGTAGTCGCCCTTGAGGGCGGAGAGCTCTTCGAGGTTGCCGGGGATTCCCTGGTGTTTCGCGAGGCGCTTGAAGACTTTGCAGCACTCCAGTCGCGTGCGGGTGCCGGGCGGTGTCGCAGCGGCGGTTCTTAAAAGTTGCTGAAGTGTGCAGGGGGCTTTGGCAGGAAGGCGTCTGAGCTCCAGGGAAATGCGAGACCAAGTGCGCTCCGAGGCCGGGGTGCGTGGGCGCACTTGCCAGTAATGGGTCTCGAAGGCGTGGATCGCCGCGGCGCAGCTCAAGGGTGCGTCAGGGCGCTCCGCTGGGGTGTGGACCGGTGTGGACCACGGAAGATTCGGGGGATAGGAGCCCTTCGTGATGGCTTCCTGTAACTGAAGGCAACGAAGCTCGGCCGTGACCAAGCTCGTCGGGACGGCGGGGAGATCCAGTGAGATCCGTTTGCGCTTGCGGGTTCCGTCGTCCTCGGGGAAGGTTCCTCGCACGACAAGCGCCTGGCGGCGTTGCTCGATCAGCATCCGGAGCCCCCGAGAACGGAGGTTTTCGTTCACAGGAGCCAGGTCAAGCATGAGCGTGGACCATTTGTGGACCACTTTCCCACGCGCGAAGGTGCGAATCAACGCGAAGGCTCTTGAGCGTGGGGCCGCTCTCGGGTGCTTGAAAAGCTTGTCTGGGCCTGCGATTTCAGGCCCTGACTGAAACGGAGAGGGTGGGATTCGAACCCACGGAGGCTTTCACCTCGCCGGTTTTCAAGACCGTCTGATATGTCCCAAGAACCCTTGCGATAACTGATCTCGTTTTTCTGAAGCGAAGAATGTGGACCATTTGTGGACCGCTAGCCTGGTTTATAGGCACCATGCGCATGGCCGGCAGCAAGGCAAAGAGCTACCCCAATACCTGGCAGGGGGTGGTGCAGGCTGCCAAAGATGCAGGAGCGAAGTGGGCGCAGCTTGTTGCGGCGCAGTGGGCGTTGGAGTCGGGCTATGGAAAACACACCAGCGGCAGGAACAACTACTTCGGGCTGAAGGGGGCGGGCACGACCCGGATGACCACCGAGTACGTCAACGGAGCCAGGGTTCACATCGAAGCGGACTTCCTGGACTTTCCCGACCTCGGGGCTTGCGTCCGTTACCTCGTGACCCGGTGGTACAAGGACTGGGACAAGTACGAGGGGGTGGATCGGGCTCCGACGCTCGAGGCGGCAGCTAAGGAGCTGGTCAAGCAGGGCTACGCCACGGATCCGGCCTACGCGGAGAAGTTGCTGCGCATCTGCGACGAGAACGAAGTGAAGGCGGAAAAGCCGGCCACGCCCGTGGTCAAGGCGAATCCCAAGCCGATCCTGTATCGCGTCGAGGCGGTGCAGGCGACATGGCTGAAGAAAGAGCCGGTGCAAGCAGCCGAGCTCGGGGAGAAGGAGAAGGTGTACTGCCCGAAGGGGCGGGATTATGCAGTCGTTGCATACTCCGAGGTTGCTGCTGATGGCCACGCTCGGGTGGAGTTGGCCTCTGGCGGTGGGACTTGGTTCCTGTTCGAGCCGCACTGGCGGAAGGTGATCGGCTCGGGCGAGGCGATGCGGGCAGAGGTCGACTGGAGTGACTTCAACTGCCTGGTGACGCCCAACCTCAGCGTGGGGGAGATCCTGCAGTGGGATAAGCGGCGGGTTCCTGGGCCGGCGGCTTCGGTGCGGACGCGACTGCTGCGGACTGCTGCAGAATTTCAGCGGGTGCGGGAAGCGTGGGGGAGGCCGCTCGGGGTGACGAGCTTCTATCGGCCGACCGACGTGAACGCGGAGGTTGGCGGAGCGCTGAACTCGAAACACGTAACCGGTGAGGCCTTTGACATCTACCCAGTGGGTAGCAGCTTGGAGAGCTTCTACCAGTGGATTCGTCACCGGTGGACTGGCGGGCTTGGGGATGGCCGTCCTCGGGGGTTCATTCATCTCGACACGCGCGGAGGCGGAGGCTTCGTGCCCGGGGCCGGCGCTAGGCCCGCCGCTGAGTGGGTGTACTGATGGACGACCGCACTCGGGAGAATTGGGCCAAGGTCAAGGCCGCTCTCGAGAAGGCAGGGAAGACGGATTGCTCGTTCTACCGGCGTGCGGTTGCTGTGGTGATGACCGGGCGGGATCCGGGGCCGGAGTTCGGCTGATCAGCGTGCGTTGCGGATCGCGGCTTTGATTGGGGAGTACAGCGCGACGACCTGATCGATTTGGCGAGCCGTGGCGGGGTTGCCTGTGGCTTGGGCAATGGAGGCGGCGATCTCGGCTGTCATGACTTCGGGATCGGCGGTGCGGAGCAGCGTTGGCATCTCGTCGTCCAGGCGCTCGTAGATGTAGGGAAGCGCTTGGCGGAGGGAGCGGTCGATGGCGGCCTTGGCGAGGGGTTTGATCACGGCCTCGGTGAGCCCTATGCGGAGGAAAGCAACGAGGCCGTCGAGCAGGGTGCGCGGTGACATGAGCTCAGGAGGTAGGAGGGCCATTGCGTTTGCGTTGGGCCGAGCTCGGAGTGTTGGGCGAGTCGGTGATGAAGGCCCAAAGGGTGGAGGCGGCGCCGCCGGCGACGGTGAAGGCTTGGGTCCAGGACGCGCCGCATTCGCCGGGTTTGCGCAGTTCGCAGGTGGCGACGCCGGCGGAGGCCATTAGGAGCATGTAGCTGTAACAGCCGACGAGCAGCTTGAGGACGAGGCTGACGACGGTGGGGTGATTCACTGAGATGCCTCGAGTTTGGTGACGCGGACCTCGAGGTTGTTCAGACGGCTGCTTGTTTCTTTGCGGTCCGCTTTGATGTCGACGTGGATCTCATCGAGGCGTACAGCGACGTTCTCGACGGCGGCGGTTAGTCGGATGACAGCGTCGCGGCCTTCGGCGGCGCGGCGTGCTTGAGATCCGAAGCCCATGGCACCGACAGTGATCGCGGCTCCAACGACGGCGGCAGCGACCTCGACCACTGGGCTAGGGGGAGACTAGATCCAGCGTATCGAGGTTGTGCGGAGGTGAAAATCAGGTTTAGCGGCCTTGGCCACGCAGTTTCTTACGGCCTCGGCGTGAAGGCCGTGAGTGTTGCCCTTGTCCCTGGGAAGTTGTCTTTGGGGGACCTGCTTGAAAAGCACGGCGGACTGAGGAGATACCGGTTTTGCTCTTGGTCGCCAAGGGGAGCTTGCACGTCCTCCAGATTAAGGAGGTTGGTTATGCAGCGACTGCGGCTTCGTCTGCTACGACAGGTGCCGGAGCGTAGGGATCACTGGGCCAGACGGGGTAGTCAGATCCAGTGATGTAAGCAGCGAGCTCGGGGGTGTCGAGTGTGGCGTTGATAGCGGTGTTTTTCTCTCCGGCAGCTAGACGGATGTCTTCTCGCCAGGTTTTAAGTACTGGATCGGCAGGTTTGCCGTTATCCGCTTCACGGATGATGATCCAGTCGGTGGGCGAGAGCAGGGTGTTGGCGGTCTGGCGAGTTTGCGCCACCCACTGTTCAACGAGTTGGGTGTGATCTTTCCAGATCAGGGTGCCATCTTCGGAGTAGCCCCATGCAAAACGCTGGTCCCAGGTCGGAGGGTCAGGTACTTCTGTGACCCCTGCGGCTTCGCGCTCCTCAGGCGTCGCCAAGCGCAAGAAGTTGGCGGGTCGCTGGATGCCGTTGATGTCAGTGAATGCCACGTCGGGAGACAGTGGCTTGCCGTCTAGAAGGAACATGGCTGGCGGTACGGTGTTACATGGGGCAATGCCCAGAAGTTGTGTTCACTACTACCTAGCGCGAGCGTATTGGAAAGGTGATTCGGCAAAGGCGGCGTAGATGTATGTCTGCCCTGACTGGTTAAAACCATCTGCACCAGAGCTAGACCTGGCCTTTAACCCATTACTTAATATATCTAGGCCGGTATATGTACCTTCTGCGTCACTTGTATTGGCTGCTAGATACTTAGTTGCCACGTTGTACGTGTTTGTTGCGGAATCCCAAATGAACCAACCAGTTGCCGCAGTAGTTGACTTAAAAATCACCCACCTCGGCCTAAACCCAGTATAAACAAACGGACCATCTGAAGTGCCGTTGCCGGTGTAGCTGCCGAACGCGCTGTAGCCGGCTACTGGGGCGAAGCAATACATCACATAGTCTGATGATGTTGATTGCCCTGGATAGATAAGTGTAGAGGTAGGAAGAGAACTTCCAGAATCCGCTTTTGCATCTGTGAGATTCAAATAAAGGTAATCAAGGCTTCCATCTATAACCTTGGTGAATACACCCCAGGCGAGAGCATTGTTACGGTCTTTGACGATGTAAAGCTTTGGGGCAACTCCAAGTCCATGTCCGACGCTGTAACCAGATCCACCTCCCGTATAAGTAACAACCGAGAACCCCGCACTGGCATTAGCCCTCACCTGACTAGTGATGGAGCCTTGTGTGTTGGTGACTGTCGATGAGCCGGCGTCCCAGCACCAAGAAACAATGGGGATTGCGCCATAATCATTTGAGTTAATCGTG